CGTGTAATCCCGGGCCGTTTTGCCAAGCTTCTTGACCAGCACCCACACATTCGCCTCCGAATGCTTCACCGCAAACGCTACCTGATGCGGACTTAACTTGACCACATTGCCCTTAGACACCTTTAATTCGATTAAATGAAAATTATTTTTTTCATCGCATAACAAAATATCCGGGATACCCGGGGTACTTGCATTTTCTATGCGAGTCAAAATAACGTCGTTACGAGCTTTCAGGAGTCCCGACTTTAACTGACTCCAAAACTGGCTTTCCGGCTTCTGGCTCAATCACCTCACCTTCAATAATCTTAGGCTCTTCCCCTAACTGACGTTTGATATCCAAAATGGCTTTTTCTACATCGGCCTTGGACATGGAATCTATCGATCCGTGACGGATCTCGGAGCGTGACACGTACAAATCCGCAGCTTGACCACGACGGTACTCCGCTTGGACAGCAGCAGAGTAAGCTCCGTTTTCGATTGCCGCATCACGGATTTTTTGTAAATCCCTCACGTGCCGACCATAATCAACATTATACTTTTCGGCCAGCTCCTGACGCCGTTCTCTCACGGCTTTGACGACATGGGGGTTCAAACGGGGATTTAACAGCTCATAGGCTCTGGTGTGTGCAGACTTGGCCGCGTATCCCGCTTCAGCAGCTATTTCGCGGAGGGTCA